ATTACTCGCTCAGGAAATTGCATAGTGTACTCATCAGGAACATCAATAATCCCAACTAAACAAGAGGTCGAAAACTATCAATTCGAAGATTGCAGATTATGACATACACAATAGATGATGGAATTAAAGATGCAATAAAAATATATGAAGATAATGCACTTAAATCTAGCAGTCATTCATTCGTATGTGATGTAAATGGAATAAAAATAGCAGTACAAATAAATATGGAGAAAATCAAATGAAGAAAAAGATGATTTGTTACGCATGTAAAAAACCAATAAGATTTTGGCAAGCAGTGTATCACGTAATAAATCCAGCTTATCACTGCGACAGAAAACATGATATTTCTTTGATTCATAAAAAATGTGCCTGCATTAAAATAATCGGCATACATGGAGCAATTATATGAAGATTACAATTTTATCAGACTCACCAATGCTCCCCACAGGATACAGAAATCAAAGTTTATTACTGGCTCAGTATTTAAGAAAACATAATCATGAAGTGCACTTTTTAGCAAATGCATATAATGGAATGACTCTAGACAAAGCAACACTATTTGATGGAACAGAACTAGACTTTAAGATTTATGGAGAAATGGTGCATTCATACTTCCAAAACACAATGTCACAACATCTCAAAGAAACTAAGTCTGATAGGTTCTTTATTTTACTTGATACATTTATGCTGTTTCCATGGTTTTTGAATATAGATACTTCTCCTGCTAAAACCTTATTCTGGTTCCCAACTGATGGAGGAGCAGGCCTACCCAAAGGATGTGACCAAATACTTCGAAAGATAGATACTCCGATTGCTATGAGCAGATTCGGTCAAAAACAAGTAAAAGACTATCATAATTTAGATGTTTTGCATATACCTCATGGAGTACAATCCGATAAATTTTATAGACTATCTGATGAGAAAAGGAAAGAACTCAGAAAAGCTTGGGGATTAGATGATAAGTTCGTGATAGGGGTAGTCGCACGTAATCAGCCAAGAAAGAACCTAGACAGAACAATCAAAATAATGAGCCTAGTTAGAAAGAAAATTCCGAATGCAGTATTATTCTTACATTTAGATCCAAACGATCCAGCAGGGCAAATGTTCCACATGCAATCATTTGTGCAGAAGTTTAATCTAGAGAATAGGGTAGTATTTACAGGAATGCAGGCTCACAAAGGATTTGAACAATGGAAAATGAATGAAGTGTATAATGTAATGGATTGTTTCTTACTAAGCACATCAGGTGAAGGATTTGGAATACCAATCATAGAAGCTATGAGCTGTGAAGTGCCTGTAGTAGCCACTGATTACACCACAACCCCAGAATTAATACTGGATAATGGTGCAGGCATGGGAATAAAATTGACAGGAGTAGACGAAACAGATATGTTCTCACTTAACTCCAAAGAATACGATGAAAAGGTATTAAATGGGACTGTGACTGGGTCATGGGAAGTGGAAAGAGGATTCTGCAGCATAACTGATGGAGCCTACAAAATAGAGTACTTATATAAAAATCCATTAACAGCCAGACAAATGGGTAAGATGGGAAGAGAGGCTGTTTTAAGTAAATATGATTTCGAGACGATTGTAGGACCTGCTCTTGAAAAGGCAATATTATCATGAAGTACATTATAACTGGAAATGAAGGATTAATTGGAGAAGCATTAAACGATAGTCTTAAACAGAAGAATGAATGCGTACTAGAAGTAGACATGAGAAATGGATTTAATGTACTTAATTTGGGAGGAGTCAAACTGAACTCAAAAACCCAGAAAACAGATATAATATATCACTTAGCTGCCCACTGTAAAATAAATGAAGGAACAAACAATCCTGAGTTACCTCACATAAACAATGCAGATGGAATACATCAAGTATTGGAATTTGCTAGAAAGAATGATATTAAACGGATAGTCAATTTTTCAAGTTCAAGAGTACTAAGTAGAGAAAGAAATCCATACGTAGCAAGCAAAGTATATGGCGAAGAGTTAACTAAAGCTTATCATGATTGCTTTGGATTAGAATTTATCACAGTTAGACCAAGCACAGTATACGGACCATGTCATGACATAACTAGCAGACTTATGACTGACTGGGTTCAAGCAGCACTAAACAATAGAGAACTGGTAATCTTCGGAGACAAGAATAAAACGCTAGACTTCACTTACATAAGTGACTTTGTAGATGGAGTAAACTTATTGACTGACAACTGGGAAAAAGCCAAAAATAAAGCTTATAATATTTCTGGGGGAGAAGAGGTGAAACTAGTAGACTTAGCAAATACTATCATAAATGAAGCAGGTGGAGGTAGAATATCCTACTCTGCACCAGAGATAGCACAACCACAGCAAGTAAGTGTAGATATATCAAAGATTAAGAGATTCGGATACGAACCAAAAGTAAACATAGCCGAAGGAGTCAAAAAGCTGGTTAGATTTTATGGTAGAGAAATGAGGTGGCAACAAGATGGATGCTAAATTAATCGTAGTAATCATGGGACAAAACTGCGAGAAGCATATCGGAATGTGTCTAGAAAGCGTGAAAGACGCTGACCAAATAGTATATTGTGACGGTGGAAGTGATAATCGATTCTGGGAAAACCCCGAATGGGAAGATAAATGGTTTGATACAAACGTATGGAATATGAAAGTAATCGAAAATAAGTTTGATAAAAGCGATAAGGCTATGAATGGAAAACAAAGGAACTTTTATCTTAATTACATTAAAGAGAATTATCCAAATGACTGGTGCATAGTCTTAGATGCAGACGAAGTAGTTGAAGATTATCAAAGACTTAAGAATATTATGGGTTATACAAAAGACATAGTTGGAATGAATGTGAAGATGCGACACTTTATCGGAGACTTAGGACATGAGGATGCAACACATGAAACACACTTTGTACCTATGAGACTTTTTAAGATCAGTGCAGCCAAAAGCTATCCAGAACACTCCCACCCAGTACTCCAAGTAGAAGGAGGAATCGCCAATACCACGGTAACAACTATCTGGCACTTGGGACATCTACCAATAGAGTACATGAATTACATAAATAATCGATATAAACAGCATGCAGAAGATTCATTGATTCATACACCTGAATTTTTAAGATGGTGGAGAGACTCTCATCTATTTGGAAGATACCCAGTAAGAGTAGTTAATCCTCGTGAAATTCCTAAAATCATCTATGATGGATTAAACTTAAATTTTGAAGAGATGTATTCAAATACTGAGCAAATAGAAATGAAACATCATTTGATGGTTAAGCAATGGTATGATTACTTTAAACCAGAAAGTGTACTAGACCTCGGATGTGGAAGAGGATCGTACTTACATTACTGGCAATGGTTCGCAGGTAAGACTATGGGATTGGATAATAATCAATGGGCAGTCAATAATGCATTTGCAAGCAATATACATTGTGCAGATATTTCTAAGTTCGATTTAAAGACAGAATTTATCGCAGGAAAGCCTTGTAAAGCCGACAGATGGGACTTAATCACAGCAATAGATGTACTTGAACATTTAAACGATGCTGAACTAAAGAATGTACTTCAAATGATGGCTGAAGGAGGAAAGAAGTTTTTATTCAGCATTCCTTTTATTGGAGATCCTAATCTAGACGCAGACAAAACCCATAAGCAGTTTATGACTAAGATGGATTGGATAAACTATATACAATCATTTGGAATTAAAATCAAGGAACCACCAATTCACTGGTTATTTAAAGAACAAATACTAATTGGAGAATTAAAGCAAGAAAATCCATCGTGTGAGGAATGTGATATGGACCTGGACGGAGAAATATATGAAGAATAAATTAAACGAAACAGTATTAAGAGAATTTGAAAAGCACATATGTGACAATTACGGACAAGGAAAGATACGTGCTCCAGTACATTTATGTGGCGGAAATGAAAGGCAATTAATAGAAATATTTGAACGTGTTGATGAGAACGATTGGGTATTCTCTACACATAGAAGCCATTATCATTCATTATTAAAGAGTCAAGATATTGCCTGGGTAAGAAAAGAGATATTCAATAAGAGAAGTTCGCATATTAACTCAAAGAAACATAAGATATTCACAAGTGCAATCGTTGGAGGTTGTGTCCCTATTGCTTTGGGAGTAGCCCTCGCATTAAAACTAAAGAAGAGTAAACGAAAGGCTTGGTGCTTTGTTGGAGACATGGCTAGTGAGATGGGAATATTTAACGAATGCTTAAAGTATGCATATGGACATAGTCTACCAATTACATATGTAATAGAGAACAATGGACTAGGAGTGAATACTCCCACTGGAGAGGTCTGGGGTAAAACTACAGACTGGATTGATTTGAAAGATGGGAAATTAGACGGATATTCATATAAAAGAACTTATCCACATTATGGTGTACTAGATAAAGATGGCAAAAAAGCCTGGATAAATTTTTAACATGGCAAAAAGTTCAACAAGTTATAAAATAGGACATAAACCCTGCAATACTGGAAAAGGAAAAGGATGGATACAAGATGGATATAAATTTATAATATCTGAGGGTAAAGAAGTTGCAGAGCATAGAGTAATATGGGAAAAAATAAATGGGAAAATTCCTGCAGGACATAATATTCACCATATAAATGGAAATAGACTAGACAATAGAATAGAAAACTTGCAATTAGTGCATATAGGAGAGCATAACAAATTACATAACAGAGGATTCAAAAAAGGACATGAAGATATGGTAAATTACATCACTTATGTAAAATGTATTAAGTGCAATTATGAATGGAAAGCCAGAGTAGAAGTACCAAAAAAGTGTAGATCTTGTGGATCATTTAAATGGAGAAAACATGAATAAATATTTAGAAAGTACCAAAAAGGCAATGGATACTCTTGGAAAAGAAGATGATATTATATTCCTAGGGCAAACAGTAGTTTATTCAGGCAGCCCAATGTTTAACAGCTTGGTAGATGTACCAATAAGTAAACGTATTGAAATGCCTGTCGCAGAAGATATGCAGATGGGAATAAGCATAGGATTATCACTTGAAGGTTTTATACCTGTTTCTATTTATCCAAGGGTTGACTTTTTGATTTTGGCCGTGAATCAACTAGTTAATCACTTGGATAAGATAAAAGAAATGAGCCATGGAGAATTTAGTCCAGGAGTAATAATCAGGACTCAGATAGGCAATACCAAACCCCTTGACCCAGGACCGCAACATCATGGAAATTACTATCAAGGATTGAAAGCAATGTGCAAGAATATCAAAATAATCAAATTAACCCGAACCAAGAACATAGTCAAAGAATATATAGATGCCCTTGATAGAGCCAGAAACGGAGAAAGTACTATACTGATTGAAACACCACAAGGAGGAAAAAATCCAAACAAAAGATGAGAGGAGTAACAATAAGAAAAATAAGAGTAGCACATTCAGACGAAAGGAGAGATATATTAGAAATCATGAATGGCGAACTAGCGATTAAAACATTAAAATTACTTAAAGTTAAGAAGGGTGAAAAGTTACTTGGAAGTCACTATCATACTTACCCAGAGATTATGTGCATTATTAAAGGTTCAGGCAAATACAGGATGAGAAATCTAGACACTGGAGAAGAGGAAGATTATAATCTAACAGAAGGAGACATTGTGTTCAGACAGGGCAGAATAGTACATGGCGGATACTTTACAGAAGATTCATTAATATTAGATGGAGCCTGTGAGCAATATGTAAATGCAGATTTTAATGATGTATTTGAAAAACTATACGAGGAGAACAATGGTTAAATCATTAATCACTGGAATAGGTGGATTCGTAGCAAGTCACCTTGCAGACTTGTTAATCGAGAAAGGAGAAGAAGTATATGGAACGGCTAGATGGACAGAAGATATGGGAAACGTCAAACACATCTTAGATAAAATAACCATCAAACCCATGGACTTAAACGATCTAAGTTCATGTTTGAAAGTTATTGAAGAAGTACAACCAGATTATATTTATCACCTTGCAGCACAAAGCGACCCAAAAGAATCGTTTATTTATCCTGCAGAAACCATCAGAACAAACACACTTGGTACATTTAATCTATTAGAAGCCGTAAGACTAGTAAGAAATAACCTAAATCAAGAAATGTTCGGACCTTACTCTGACCCAAATTCGAGAGCCTATCAGAACTTTGACCCAGTAATCCATGTTTGCTCAAGTTCAGAAGTCTATGGATTAGTAGAAGAAAAAGATGTACCAATCAAGGAAACTCAGAAATTTAATCCGGCTAATCCATACGCAGTAGGAAAAGTAGGAGAAGATATGATTGCACTCATGTATTGGACGAATTACCAAATTAAAACAATTAGGACTAGAATGTTCACACATACTGGACCAAGACGAGTAATGACCAGTGCAGAAGTAAACTTCGCAAAACAGATAGTCCGAATAGAGAAAGGACTTCAAGAACCCATAGTCAAACATGGAAATTTAAACAGCATTAGAACCTGGGCAGATGTAAGAGACGCAGTAAGAGCCTATTATTTATTAGTCAGAAAGTGCAAACCAGGAGAAGTGTACAATATTGGTGGAAAGACTACTAAAACAATCGGAGAAACACTAGATTATTTAATCAGCTTGAGTCCAATGAAAGATAAAATTAAGAAAGAAATAGACAAAAAGTTATTGAGACCATACGATGTGACCTTACAAATACCTGATTGCTACAAATTCTTAAATGAGACTGGATGGACTAGAACCATCACTTTTGAGCAAACTATGCAAGATTTGCTAGAGTGGTACAGAAATGCAGTTTAATTTATTTGAAAAGTTGGCAGATATTCTTTATTGGATGTTCGGAGATATATCAACAAGATGGACTGGAGGATATTGGGGAGAATGAATTTTAATTTTATCATACCATCCTGGTCATACTGGGCAGAACCAACCAGAGCACAACCACTCACTCAATTATATCTAGCAACAATACTTGAAAACGAGGGCCATAAAGTAGATTTTACAGATTTCAGAGATGGGCCCAAAGAACCAAAAGACGCAGATGCATACTTATACACCGTAGCAAGCCCAGACTTTAAGGAAGTGAGTGGAATAGTTAAGCAGTTAAGAACAAAGAGCCAAGCCAAACATATCGCAGGAGGACCGCACCCTTCTTTATTTCCAGATGAATCATTGAAGGTATTTGATACAGTCGTACGAGGAAAAGGAGAAGAAGCAATTAAACAAATAGCCTTCGACTTAGAATCTGGAGTAGCTGAGGGAGTATATGCATACGGAACAACTGCAGATTATCCGTTCCCTAGAAGAGACTTTCTACCTAAAGACAAGATAGTAACTAGTTTATTTAAGACTGCAGACATACCAAGTACAACTGTATTATTCAGCCATGGATGCCCACACCTTTGTACATTTTGTGCTAATTATGACAGAAGCCAAGTATCAAGTAGAGGATTAGAATCAATATCAAGTGAAATAGACTATCTTAAATCAGAATATGGTATTAAAGGATTAAGTTTGCAAGATGAGATATGCATCCCTAAGAACGAAGCCCATGCAAACAAGTTCCTTGGTCTAATGGCTAGCAAAGAAGTGAGTTGGAGGGGTCAATCTAGGGCAGGGGTAGAATCAAGCATCCTGGAGCTTGCAGCACAGTCCGGCTGTGTGGAGTTATCCTTTGGATTAGAAAGTGTAGACCAAGACGTGCTAAATTTCGCTAAAAAGGGCATGAGAGTTGAAACAGTCAAAAATACACTACTTACATGCAAAGAGTATGGGATTAAAACTAGACTCTACTTATTAAACGGATTACCCAGAGAACCAGAAAATATAGTAGAAAAGACAAAGAAGTTTATAGATGAGACTAACCCAGATGTTGTATTGCTTAGTACACTCCAACCTTACCCTGGAAGTGATATACATGACAATCCAGGAAAATACGGAATTGAATGGATTAATCAAGATTACTCAATTTATAATCATTTAAGATGCAGATTCAAAGATTCAAACGATAATTTAAACGATGTAGTACCTTTTAGGTACGCTGAAGGAAAGGGATTCAGTAGAGAACGAATAGTTGAGAACTTGCAAAACCTGCAATCATATTTAATTGAAAGAGGGTTAAACAAGTAAAATAATACCATGGGCAATAGATATCAACTCAATTTTTTTAAAGTACCAAAGAAGAAGTGTAATGGAAATCTGCACAAGAAAACAGATATATATGTAATTAGAAAAAACTCGGATTATGCATATGCTGAAAGATTAGGATTAATATACTGGCATGGAGCATGGAGAAAATATGCTTTTTTTCCAGATGAAGATACTCTGTGGGACCAATCATGTCTTGTGGAAATAGCTGCATTTTTAATCAAAATAAATAGGGAACATAGGTGGAAGAAATGATATACGTAGTTATCCCTGCTTACAATGATCTGAGTGGATTAAAGGGAAATGTGGAAAGCATCTATAATTCAACCAATCAAAAGTTCAAGTTAATAATCCTAGAAAGCGAAAGTACTGACGGAACAAAAGAATATTGCGACTTACTTCCAAATCTATATCCAGGCAAAGAAATAGAAATAATTCATACTCGAAAAGAAGGGCCACTCAAAGCATACTTAACTGCTTTCGGATTAGCAATACGAGACAAGGCAGATTTATACTTGACTCAGACAGATGTACTTCATCCTAAAGCAAGATTTGACTGGCTTTATTCTTATTCGAAGATGGCTGAAACATGGGATATGGTGACTTGTTGGGGCGGAGGTGGAATAAGTGGAGAATCTATCCTTGATGGTTTTCAATGGGTGGGTGCATGGAGCACTTATATTCCTTACAGAACACTTGAAAAGATTGGAGGATATGACGAAAGCATTCCACTAGGATACGCAGTAGATATAGAGTATTCTCTCAGATTATGGAAAGCCGGACTAAAAACGGTTATATTTGATTACTGGGTCGAACACTTTCCAAATTATGAAAAGAATCATGAACATGAAAAAAGAGAAGATCTAGAAGAAATAAAGAAACAAGCATTCGATTATATAAAGAGGAAACATGGGATTCACACTGATAAATCCGCCTAGTCCATTTTTAGAGGACGCAAGAGTATTCCCTTATTTAGGAATCTTGCAAGTAGCGACAGCATGGAGAAACAGGGGTCATGACGTAAGCGTGTTGGACTTAAATGGAAGGACTGATTGGGAAAAAGATATAGAAAATTTAGATGGTGATGTGTTTGGAATTACGAGTACTTCTGCTCAATTCAAGTATGCATATAAAATAAATCAGATTCTAAAAAGCAGAGGGAAATACACGTTTATTGGGGGAGCACACGCATCAGCAATATCCATGCTCAAGAAGAAAGGATTAAACGATATAAACACAAAAACACTTGAAGAGTTTGACATGATTATATCGGGGGATGGTGAAGATGTAAACCTGGGAGATATGAAATGGGTGACAACTCCACTAGTCGACGTGAGAAAACAACCAATCCCTGATCGCTCATTTTTCGATATTAAGTCTTATCACTTTAAACTTGCAGGAAGAGACGCAACAACAATCATGACACAGAGAGGCTGTCCATACTCTTGTGAATTCTGCAGTGGAAGAGATATGGAGATGTACAAAAAGCCAAGACAACGTGATCCTAAAGAAGTATTAAAAGAAATGGACCAATTAAATAAAGAGTACGGATATACAGCTTTTATGTGGTTTGACGACGAGATAAATATCAATTCAAAGAGATTAACAGAATTATGTAATATGCTGCAAGACAGAGACTACAAACACAGAGGATTCGTCAGAAGTGATATCCTTGTTAAAAATCCAGATAGTCTGGAGAGTATGGTCAAAGCAGGATTTGTGGAATTATGCAGTGGAGTCGAGAGCGGTTCTGATAGAATACTAAAATTAATTGGAAAAGGCACAACAACACAGCAATGCAAAGATGCGGCCAAATTAATCAAAGATGCAGGGATACGATATAAAGCATTTACAATAATCGGACATCCATCTGAAACGTACGAAGATGCAATGATGACAAAGAAACTACTTCAAGAAATAAAACCTGATTCGTTTGACTCGACGGTAATGACACCTTATCCAGGAAGCAGATTCTACGATAATGCAGTCGAAAGTACAAAATATCCAAACTTCGGATTCGAATATAAAGGACTATATTTTAACAGACCAGACTTCTCAGTTGATGCAGTTTTCTACAAAGGCAAAGGAGAACACCCAGTATATACGAGGACAGACAGACTAACATCGGAAGATATAAATAGTTTACGAAAGGAGATATTATCATGCATATAGATATAATGGTGGTTTCAAAGGACAGACCAACCGAGATTGCTTTATTATTACAGAGTCTGAGAACACAGACACATACTGACTGGGATTTATATATTATGGACGACAGAAGCGGAATGCCTCTAGTCCAACATCACTTCCTTAATTGTTTAATTAACAGAATAAAAATGGAAGGACATAGTGTTACTTACTGGAGAAATGAAATAAGATACGGAGTAACAAAATTAAGACAAAAGGTAGTGGACAGAATCATAGAAGAAGGAAAAGGAGAAGCAATCCTAAGATTAGACGACGACAACTTGCTTAATCCAGATTACATAGAAAAATTAGTTGATACCTTAAACGAGGGTTATGACATAGCAAGCGGAGTAGTACCTCATGCGCTTATTCCATTCATTCGAAGAAAGACAAAGTACGTTAAACCATTTATCGCAGATGTTGAACTAGACGAAACAGGCAATATAAAGAATTTTGGAGATGACTGTGGAATAGAATATCTAGAAAAAGAAATAATCCCTAGTCCACACTTTAGAAGTATGGCTCTAATCAAAAAAGAAGTGCATAAAAAAGTAAGATATGAAGATACTCTTGGATTCTGCAGTTTTAGAGAAGAGGAATTCTTTAGTTTTAAAGCATTAGTTGAAGGGTTCAAGATAGGAGTAAATACTGGAGCAATCGCATATCACTTGAACACACCAAGTGGTGGAGAGAGAAATCAAGAATACATGACAGGATTGCAACTCAACCACAATAGATTAAATGATTTTACAAAAGGATTATTCAATACATATGGGGACTTTATCAAAAAGTACAAGGAGCAATTCGGTGTTTAATATAATAGGGGATATATTCGGAAGTTCAGGATACGCAGTCCACACAAGAAATCTAGCAAATGCCCTAGCAAAGAAAGCAGAAGTAAGGCTTACAACACAACTTCCACCAAATTGGAACATGAATGTTAATGATAAAGAGTTAGAGATGATTAAGAAGTCTCCACAAAAAGACGAGATAAACATAATTATTACGAATCCGATTTACTGGAAACTTAATCTAGGGACTGGAAGAAACTGGGTATTTCTTATTTGGGAAGGAGATAAAGTCCCAGAAAGTATATTGAGAGATTGCATGGATCCTAGAATAGAAAAAATACTAGTAGCCAGTAATCATAGTAAACTAGCATTACTCAGAACTGCGGCAGACTTATCGGAGAACTGGTCAAGTTTACCAATGGTAGTACTCCCGGATAAAATAAAGTTAGTGCCTCATGGAGTGGATTTGAGTTTATTTTATCCAACAGAGAAACCCAAGAAATGCACATTCCTATGCAACAAGGGATTAAGAAACATAGAAGATCGTGGAGGAATACAGTATCTATTAAAAGCATTTGTAGAAGAGTTCACAGATGAAGATGTAGAATTAATCGTCAAACTAAATCCTGCCTATGGATTGGTAGACATTAATCAAATAATGAATCAAATGAATGTTCCAATCAAAAAGCATCCCAAGATAACTGTGATAGACCAAGACATAAAGTACTCAGAAATGTTTAAAGTATACAACATGGCTAATGTGTTTGTAAGTCCTACCAGAGCAGAAGCATTCAACATACCATGTATTGAAGCAATGGCTTGTGGATTACCAGTAATCACAACAGACTTCGGAGGACAGACAGACTATGTAACTCTTAAGAATGGATGGAGAATGAGTGGAGAGTTGACAGAAGTCAAAGGAGATCTAATGTACGAAGAAGTTAAGTGGCTTACCCCAGACATAACCGAATTAAGACAGATACTCAGACATGTGTTCGAGCGTCCCGAACTAATCATAGAGAAAGGTGTTCGCAGTTTGGAAACAGCCAAAGAGTATCAATGGGATAATTCAGCAAATATTTTATTGGCCCTCGTAGCCCTGCAGAGCTAGGAAGGCATAAAATACCAGGATTCCTGGTAAAATCTGTTATAATACATACATAAACTAACTATATAAATGTTACCGTTGAGTAGTCACTTGAAATAGAAAGGTTTAAATAGTTAAGTAATTAACTTAATTCATGCAAAACAATGCAAAACCCTGGATCATAATAATTTCGATAATAGCCTTCGCTTATTCTATATTTATAGGACTTAAACCAGTCGAGTACACAACACAGCAAACAGTCATTGCATTATGGCAGATAAAATGGATACTGACAGCAATATTTCTAGAGGTGAATTATTACATATGGGTCAAAGGATAAATCTTAATCAATTAAAAAAAAGACTTAGATACAGTAAAGTAGAAATTACTTTGCCAGAAATAAAGGAAATTATGGAAGAATTTGGTCATGTTGAACAGGGTAGAGAATTAATTATCACACATTCATTAGATTGTTATAAACAAATAGGCACAACACTATTCTCTCTTAATGGAAGTCCTCCAAAATGTAGAGCATTATTGCTGCATGACGGATATGAAACTTCAGGATTTTTAATATTAATAGATGGAACCAATATTTTAAAATTAAATGGAAAGATAGAAATAAAAGAGTTAGGAGAAAAGTAAATGACTGAAACAGGAATAATGATTAGAAATTCAGAAGGAAAGATTGAAGAGATACCTATGAGCACATATTTTATAAAAAATAAAAAATTTCTTAAATTAGATGAAGAGATACTAGGTTCGTTATTAAATCAGAATTATGATAGGTTGAATGGATTTATATTGAATGAATTGGATAAGTGTATTACTGGATACACAGAAGATGGAAAAGAAAAGATTAAAACTATTGTTTGGAAATTGCAACAATATTTGAGTTTCTTTGAATCCTCAAGAGGACTGAATTATTTACAAAATTTAGAAGAGATAAGGCAAAAATATGATAAACATAAGGAGATATTAAATGGGCCAAAGAATTAATCCCCGAAACAAGATAGTACAAAGATCTATTGGATTCAACTTCAGACAAATAGAATTCTTTAATGAGCATCCTGATTTTAAGCCAGACATATTCTGCAGAGACGCAGTAGACGAACAAATTAAAATGCTAGATCCAAAATACTTAGAGGAAAAACAATGAGGTATATCATAGATACGATAGATACTGAAGGAGTGATAGGTGCAAGTATCGCAAGATGGGCTGAATCGAATAAGCTCACTTTGATAGAAAAGGGAGAGCCAACCATCGAATTAAAAGCACAACTCGAACGAATCGCCAGAGCACTAGATGTACTAAACAAAGCAGGATATGACAGCGAGATTATGGAAATATTCTTAATGAAGAAAACAAACCTAGGGGCCCAGAAGATAAGAGCAGTCCTAAACTCACAAAAGGAATTCTTTAAACAAATAGGAGTGAAAATATGAACAGAAAACTAACCAAAGAAGAACTAGAAATCACCCAGAAAAATGTAGATAGACTTGAGAGTGAGAAATCTGATTTATTTGGAAACCTATGTTACAACAAAGCATTAATCTCAAAGCAGAAGTACCTAAGAGAATTTGACAACACATGGAGAGAGTTCCTACAAGCCCAGAAAGACAAAGAAGATGAGAAAGTAATTAAGTTAATCGAGAGCGAAATCAAACTCAGAGAAGAGAATCTTGAAATCACTAAAAAACAAATAAAAGAGGGAGTGCCTATTAAGAAAGCACCAATCGGAACATGATTAATCTGAGAATGTATGGAGAAAAATGGCAGATAATTATAGGCGATGAAATATGGGAATTTCCAACTAAAACAGAGTTTGATGCTAATTTAAAAGTTATCATAGATATTAAAGAAAAATATGGACAAAGGAGGTTAAATGACAAACGAAATAATTAGAGCACCAACCGATGAAGAGAGAAAAGACTTCACTCCACTAGTTGATCCTAAGAAGAGAAGTAAAACTGCTCAAGAGAAGTTCCAAGAAGATGTGGCTAATCATGCACATGAAGCAGCCAAGAAAGGATTGCCTTTTGCAGAGAGAGCTGTCAAAGATGAGTTCAATGATTACTACAAGACAGAATCAACAAAAGTAGTAAGAAAGTTCGGATATGTGAAAGCAGATGAAATCAAACCACTCAAGATAGATTGGGACAGATACAGCGATTTGAAGAACTTCGAAGTAGTTGACCAGGGCGAGAAAGAAGATGAGCATCTCACCAGAAGAAATCCAGGATTACAAGTAATGATTAAATGGACTCAATACAGGTTCAAAGGATATGAAAATATATATCAAATAAACGAATCAGCATCGAGTGCAATAAACAGAGCAAGAAAGAAGAACAAGGAGTAAAATGAATCTTCAAGTAGAATATATCCCTGTCAATGAGATAATTCCATATAGCAAGAATCCTAGAAAAAACGATAAGAGCGTAGATGTAGTAGCCAAGTCTATCAAGGAATTCGGATTTAATGTTCCAGTATTATTGGACAAAGAGAATGTAATCATTGCCGGACACACAAGAGTCAAAGCAGCCAAGAAACTAGGATTAAACGAAGTCCCAGTAATATGGCTAGAAAACCTAACAGAAGAACAAGCAAAGGCATTCAGAATAATGGACAATAAGTCTATAGAGTATGCAAGTTGGGATTGGGAGTTATTGAAGGGAGAATTCCAAGAAATAAGTGATTTAAGTTTAACTGGATTTAGCGAAGCAGAGATAGAAAAAATACTAGATCCGTCTGAGAAGTTCAGTATAGGAAACAAAGAACCTAAGTACCAAATCAAGCTAGGAGACTTATATCAATTAGGAAATCACAAACTAATATGCGCAGACTCAACAAATCCAGAGACATACGAACGATTGCTCAAAAATGAGAAGGTAAAAATGATATTTACAGATCCACCATACGGAGTAAGCTATTCAGGTACAAACAATCCAAACGGCAGAGAATGGAAAGTAATAGATGGAGATGAGTTGAGAGGAGACGCACTTTATAATTTATTATACGGAGCCTTTAAAGCAAGCGAAAAACATATCGAAACAAAAGGAGCATTATACGTATTCCATGCAAGTTCAAACCAGATACTATTCGAAAAAGCATTAAACGAAGCAGGATTCCAAGTAAAGCAACAACTAATCTGGAACAAACATCATATACTAGGTCATTCACACTATCACTGGTGTCATGAACCCATGTTTTATGCATGTAAACTAGATGAAAGCCCAGAGTACTACGGAACCAGAAGTGACAAAACAATTCTAAATACATTAAACATAGATAGTTTATCTGAGGAAGAGATGAGAAAGTTCCTTAAACAGATTAAAGAAGAATCAACAGTATGGGAATGCAAGAAAGACTCAACCAAAGAGTATATCCATCCAACTCAAAAACCAGTAAAACTAATAGAAAAGGCAATAATCAACAGTTCAAGAATAGGAGAAATAGTACTTGATATGTTTGGAGGGTCAGGCAGTACCCTAATTGCAGGCGAGAACAGAAATCGAAAAGTACGGTTAATTGAAATAGACCCAACATTTTGCAGTCACATAATCGAAAGATGGGAGACTTTAACAAATCAGAAAGCTGTTAAAATTGAATAATTTGACAAAAACAAAGCAAAAAGAAATGATGATTCAGGCAATGAAGGACCAACTAGGGATACTTACTCTAGCCATGAAGCAAGTGGGAATCAGTAGACAGACACATTATAACTGGATGAAGAGTGATGAAAAGTACGCACAAGCAATGTCTGAAGTACCTGAAATGGTAGTAGACTTCGCAGAAAACGCATTATTCAAGTTAATGCAAGATAAGAACCCTGCAGCAATCATATTCTTTCTAAAGACTAAGGCTAGGCATAGAGGATATATCGAAAGAACAGATCATGACATAGCTCCACAAACACACACCCTGAAGATAATCAGTCCTAATGACAGTATTCAATTGGGCCCCAAGCCAGAAACAGCTCCAAGCGTACCAGATACTAAGGGATGATGAAACAACCGAGCTACTCTATGGTGGAGGAGCAGGCGGAGGTAAAAGTCATCTGGGATGCGTTTGGTTAATTATTATGTGTCTGACTTATCCAGGAAGCAGATGGCTTATGGGAAGAGCAGTACTTAAAAGTCTAAAGGAATCTACACTACTTACGTTTTTCAGAGTATGTTCTGAGTGGGGTCTAAAACTTAACAAGGATTTTAAGTACAACGCAATAGATGGAACAATCAAATGGGCAAACGGCAGTGAAATATATCTTAAAGACTTGTTCGCTTATCCATCTGATCCAGAGTTTGATGAATTAGGAAGTACGGAGTTTACTGGAGCGTTTCTGGATGAAGCAAGCCAAATCAGTCAAAAGGCTTACAACATCGTGATGTCAAGACTTAGGTATAAGTTAGATGAGTTCAAAATTAAACCCAAGTTGCTCACAGCCACCAATCCAACAAAAACCTTTCTTTATTATGAGTTTTACATGCCTTGGAAAGAGGGAACGCTCAAACCTTACAGAAAGTTCGTGCCTGCTTTAGTCACAGACAATCCATATATCTCCAGACATTACATAGAAAACCTCGATAAGTTAGATGAAGTGAGCAAGCAAAGACTCAAGTACGGTAATTGGGAATACGATGAGGATTTAAGCAGATTATTTGATTATGAGAAGATACTTAAGATGTTTAGAATCACTCCAATGACCTTTAAACCTCTCAGATACATGACAGTAGATGTAGCAAGATACGGAGATGATAAGACTGTTATACTCGTTTGGTACGGATATTACGTTGAAAAAATATATGTTTACGGACACAATAGCACCAAGCAAACCAGACTAAATATTGAGGCAATCCAAAAGCAATTCAACATAGCCAAGATAAATGTGATTGTAGATGAAGATGGAGTGGGTGGAGGAGTAGTCGATGAAGGAGGTTTCAGAGGATTCGTCAACAACTCAAGCCCAATAGAAAAACAAGGCCAAAAAATCCATAATTACCAGAATCTAAAGAGCCAGTGCTATTACTTACTTGCAGAGATGGTCAACACAGAAAAAATAGGAGTTTACCCAGACATCCCAATCGAACTCAAGAAATTAATTATAGAGGATCTAGAACAGATTAAACGCCACAATCCGGACAAAGACGGAAAGCTAGCCGTCACACCCAAAGAAGATATTAAGGAGATACTAGGAAGGAGTACGGACATAGGTGACGCACTCATGATGCGCATGTTCTTTGAACTCAAAAGACCATACATTCCACATATCGCATAAAAGTATATACTGTTTTAATCAACATTTAAATTAAATCAAACCGAACAAATCAGATGAAACAGAAGGTAATAGGAACTAAGGGATATATTTCTGTGACTGAGAAAGATAAGGCTATGGCACTTAAAGAGTCTTTTCAGGGTGAAGTAGTCGATGTACCTGTCAAATTTCCAAGAGAACTAGGCGCCGAACATCCATTTGAATTTGAAGATGCTGAGAAAGTACTCAAACATGTGGGCTTAATCAATGGAGCAGTCAACAAGATTGCAAATAAGATAGTAGGAGAATTCACAATCAAATCAGATGATCCAAAGATTAAAACAGCAATAGATACCCTAATTAAAGAAACAGATCTAAAAATAGTCACAAAGCAATGGGTCAAAGAAGGATTAAGCAAGGGGAATGGATTCATGGAACTAGACGTCCAAACTCCCCAAGTCAAAGTGAATAATGCGAACTATATGTATGTTAAACGAAATTCAAAGGGAGAAGTAAAAGAGTATAATCAATTTTTAGGCAATTTAAACAACTTCAATCCAGGAAGCAGAAAGCTGACACCCTTTAAACCTGAAAAGATAGCACATCTTAAGATTAATGCAATCGCAGGTGAACCGTATGGATATGGAATGATTATACCTAATGAACGAGTGATTGAAAACATCGTTCAGATGGAGCAAGACTATCACAAATTAATAAAGAGGAAAGCAGGGGCCCCAATACACGCCAAATTAGGGCAACCAGGAGAAACAGTAGCATCTGAATCACTAGATGAGATGTCTGATAAACTCAAGTATATGACAAATCGAACTGAATGGGTCACTGATGGAAACTGTGAGTTTAAGGTTATTGATTTTGGAGAAATAGGTAAAAACCTCACAGACGCACTAACATATGACTTCAGAATGTTGATTGCAGGATTAGAGATACCTGAAGTATCATTTGGAAGCGGTCAACTAAATGAAGGAATTGCCCAGACTCAGAAGGAAGAATTACAAGAGATGATCTCATCTATTCAAGACGAAGTAGAAACAATCCTTGAACGTCAGATATTCAAGCCTTACTTAGAATACCAAGGGTTATCTGGTGATATAGAGTTTGTATGGAATCTACCCAGTGAAGCCGAGATAAACGCAAGAATTGAGAAAATCACTGCCTTACTTGGAAACATGAATATAACAGAAAATATGGCTAGAATGCTGCAGTTAGAATTAGCTAGACTACTCCATATAGAAGATGCAGAAGAATATCTACTTGCACCTGAAGTTGGCGCAGATGAAGAAGAATCAGATATGGACAAAGCAGTCAAGCAAGCTGGAATAGACAACACAGTAGCTAAAACAGAGAAGCAATCACCCGAACGAAAGAAAGAGGAAAGCCTCAAGCAACCTGAAATACCTGGAGAAAAGCTAAACGCAAGCGATACAATAACAATTAAAGAATCAGATTTAATCCTTAGCGGAGACATAGGAGTTCGAGAGTTTTGCAATTTACAAGAAATAAAAGGATTCAATTATTCAGAATATCTCATAAGCATACTCAAACGAATTAAAACAGACAAGTTCGAAGAATTACGTGCTTTGACTGAGAAAGATGTATCTGACGGATTACTTGATGAGGATCAAATAAAGAAATTAAGACTTATATTAAGAGATGGATTTAAACGAAACAGAACCATCAGACAAATCGAGAAAGAAATAAAAGATTCATTAGATCTAAAAGATAGAGTAGCTATAAATGGTTCGGTTATACCTGCAGAATCAAGACCTAACATGATCGCCAGAACAGAAACAATCAGACTTGCAAATGCCGGACTTTTAGATAATTATAAAGAGAATGGAGTAGACAAAGTCAGATGGCTCGCAGCGTTGTCAGATAGAACATGCCCAGAATGTGAAAGTATGAACTCTCAAGTATTCACATTACAAGAAAGCTATGGTCAAATTCCTCTGCATCCAAATTGTAGATGCACCTGGGTGAGCATCTAATGGGACATATCACACATCCTACTCTAGGAAGTCCATGCGCATTAGTTAGTCCATATGGAGAATTAATAGTTAATGGAAGTAGAAGCATTGATCCAACAAATGATTCTATGCGAATTATTACTAATGAACATAGTAAAATACATCAGGGAGAGCATTTTAATTTAAGAGGATTTAGTTCTATTAATTCTGGAGGCACTCTGAATTTCGGAGTAACTACGCCAAACGGAAGCAAATGGTGTCATTTAGTATTTACAGTAGATGGTACAACACAAACAGAAGTTTATGGGTACGAAGGAGCCACTCTCTCTGGAGGGACAATATTAAGTGGATTAAACAATAATCGAAATTCACCCACATTACCAACCTTACAAATAAGAAGGAATGTAGTAATTTCAGGGACAACACCTACTAGCGGATTATTAATTGAGAGTCATTCAAAAGGAAGAGAGGGAACAAATCCATCTGAAGCAGATAGTTCATCATCAGTTAGTAGAGAAGATGAGTGGATATTGAAATCAGGTACTACATATTTATGGACAATTATATCTCAAGGTTCAGGAAATATTATAGACTTTTCATCATCTTGGTATGAAAATACAGACAAACTGAGGTTATTTTAATGAAAGAACTTAAAGAAGAAATAATTGAATTTTTAGAAGAAATTAATCAGATTATGCAAGCGCAGAGAGAAATACCATCCAATAATTATATAAAGTTCGATCCGTACTTATTTATGACCTGGAGGTTAATCAATGCTTATAACAGAAGATAATATACCTAAATGTGCAAACGAATCTAAGTGCGGAAATAAAGGATTTATTTATCTAGATGGTAAGTTTTGGTGCGGAGAATGCATGAATAGACATATTAAAAGAGTCGCAGAAGCCAGAGAAAAGCTAATGCTTGAAGAATGAAGTGCAACAACTGCTCAACAGATAAACATATGGAAGAACTAAACAAATTTAACTTTGTATTGAAGGGTAAACCAAAAAACGTACTTGTCTGCGATAGATGTCTTATTATGCTTAGGAGGATAAATCCGTGCCAATACACATAGACAAAGAAACAAGGCAAAGAGTAGTGCACGACAGATACTGCGGAGATTTACAGTATGATCTAGAAGGAGATAGCGTAATCACTAGAGAATCAGTTCCAGTCATAGGACCATGGACAGACAACTCACCAAATGGACAAACAAGTGGAGATGTATCAAGCAGTACTCAGCAACACTTCGCAGGAATAACTAATCAACTATTTGGTCAAGACGCAGAACTAGAAGGTGAGAAATTACCTCCACTTAATGAAGTAGGTGAAAATGCAGAAATATACAGAAGAAGAAAAATCAGGAGGCACATAGACCTTGGACCTAAATGCTGATATAACTTTAACAGAAGGGCAGGAGTTTATAACTACTGACGTAATCACTGGAAATCTTAATAGCATAATCATAGAATCCCCAGACAAAGTAGATATAATAATCACTAGCGAACATGGGTATCCGATACTTAAATCATTACAGTTTCAAGGAATAAAATGTTTTGCACCTAGAAACAGAACTACTTCTTCAGAAGAGCACATCATGGATGTTAATCAGTTTGATAAATTTTTATTAAATGAGAGAATTGAAATTATAATCACTGGACCGAAGAACTCGACGGTAAGAATGATTCTAAGAACCGAATAAGTATATACTGGGCTTGTCTATATTTATTAAGTAAATAGATAGCTTACGTTTGGAGACAACATGCCCGAAACAATAAAAGAAAGTTTAAACTTTACTTATTCTATACCTATCGAAGAGAAAGGTGTGTTCAATTCTGATTTTATAATTGCCGGAACAGCCATCAATGCAACCATCACAAGTAATAATCATAAATTTCTACCTGAAGTATTACAGCAATCAGCAAACTCGCTTATAGGTGTACCTCTTTTAGTTGATCATGAAAACAAGGTAGAAAACATCAAAGGCAGAGTAGTCTACGCAGGTTATGACAATGTAGGCCAGAAAATACCATTTAAAGCTAAGGTGATGGATCCAAAGATTCAAGAAATGATTAAAGACGGAAGATTAAACAGCGTTTCAGTAGGCGCAACAGTAAATCCAAAAGACATAGAAGAAGGCGAAGATGGATGTATCATACCTCACAATATCACATTCAAAGAACTTAGTCTTGTCGCAGTCCCTGCAGATCATAACGCTACATTCCAAGTAGCTATGAATCAGGCATATAAAGCAAGCAAAATCGAAATTAAAACAGAACCTGTAGAAATCAAGGTAGAGCAAAAAATAGAACCTATAGTCACAAATGACAATCACAACAGTGAAAGGAGGTTAGAAATGAGTGAACAAATAGAGACAAAGGTCGAGCAGAAACTCGAAGTTAAGGAAGCAGTCAAAGACAACTCAATGGAACTATTAAGTGCAATCAAATCAATGGGTGAACAACTCAACGCAATGAATGCTAAGATAGCATCTATGGAGAAATCTAAAGTTCAAGAAAAAGCAGTTCAAGTAGAAGAAGCAGAGGAAATCGAAGAGACAGCAACAGCTGACTACAAGATAGTACAAGGATTTGGAGACTTGAAGGGCGGTGCGTTCTCATACGTAAGAAATAATTACAGATGACAGCAGCAAATGAACTAGGAATTCAAGTAGTCTTTGATGGAGCATGTCCAAGAACAATAACAGGTAAAGCTAGGGAAAACATCTCTGGCGGATGTTTTGTAGTTTGTTCAGGCACTGCAGTAACAACAGGAGTAATTACATCTGGAGCAACTTCATTCGTCGCAAGCGATATTGAATTTGCACTATGTACAACATCTTTTGGTTCTGGAGTCGAACAGATTAACGGAATCTCACTTGCACCAATTGCAAGCGGAGCATACGGTACAATCGCAACAAGAGGAGCTTATATAGTCAAAGCAGGAGGTAGCGTACTTGAAGGAACTTTAGTTGAAGCATTATCGGCAACTTGTGTACAGACTCTAGGAAGTAAAGCAGTACCAACCAACCCTCAAGCAGGAGTAGGTAACGTATCTTGCAAGATTCCAGGAGCAACCACAATCGGTAGAGCATTGACAGGAGCAACATCAGGAACAAATATCTACACACTCGTATATTTCAATTTTTAAATGGCATTCGAAAAAATACAAGAATACATTCAGACATCGAAAGGATCACAAGGTACATTATTGATTCCAAAATTAATAATGCCGACATTGATCGCAGCAGCTAACAAGGCATTACTGCCTCGTGAACTTGCAGCTATGGTGTGGGGACCAAATCAGATTCAAGGATCATCTTTCTCAATTAATCTAGAAACACCAGACTCAATGACCCTACCTAGAAACGTAGGAGAAGGAGCTGAAATCGTACTAGATTCATTAGATTACTCTAGCGTAACTTACACACCCGTTAAATACGGAATTTGTATAAGGGTAACTAGGGAAATGATGGAAGATAGTCAATTTGATTTATTCCAAGGTAACGTTGCATATGCAGGTAAGAAGTTCGCAGAACTAGAAACTAACCTTGTTATTACAGCACTTGACGGAGCAAATACAACAATCACTGGTGGAGCAAGTATCACTATTGCAGATATCACATCTGGAATGCTGGCAATTGAAAATCAGGATTTTGTAGCAACTGACTTTATAGCAGGAAATGAAGTATTAAATGATCTTAGGAACATCGATACATTCGTAGAAGCAGACAAATCAGGTAACACTGAAATGTTGAGCAGAGGATTCAAGGGTATAATCTATGGTATGAATGTTGCAAAGTTCAGCACAAACGCTGCACCAACAACAACATATACTAAATACGGTTATATAATTGATAGAAGTCAAGCGTATGGTATTGCAATCAAACGAGACTTAACAGTAGAGAACTTTGACTTACCAACTTTTGATATGCAGGGAGCAGCAATTACAATGAGACTTGCTGTTAATTTGCATAGAAATAAGGCAGTAGCAAAGATAACTACAACGTAACAATACGTAACTTTTTTATTTTTATTTTTTAATTATAATCAAGAAAGCAAAGAACTGCGGACCCGTTCCGCAGGATGGTCAATAGACAGCATAAATAGCGGGAGGTAAAACATAGCAGACAGTACAACAACAGGAAGTATAGTAGCAGGATTAGTACATGGACTTACAGGAGGAGTTCTACCTAGTGGAACCTATTCCGATATTAAGCCAGAAATCATCTACGTAGCTCATAGCCCTCATAATTATGTCACTTGCGTCACAGGAAGCGATATAGCTTATTGTTTTGGAGATGGAAAATTCTACATGGCAGATAAGAACAGAGGAGCAGGAGGTAGTGGATGGTACGCAATGTCCTCTTAAATTCATTTATGACGTGAGGACCACCTTCGTCATAGAAAATACAAAAATAAAAGGAAAATGGTATACACACTACAAGCAGGAATAAGAGATAGAGAGTATAATAGTTATACAGCCGTTCAAGCAGGTTCACTAGCAGCCCAAGCAGTATTTATAGCCTCAGGATTAACCGCAGGATTAGCAGTATCTGGAACAGTTCTGGCCACACAATGGACAGGAGTAGGTTCAGTTATGATTTCAGGCACATTGCCTTATCATGCTGCACCAGGAAGCGTTTTATTATGCGGATATTCTGGAACTAATATAATTGCATTAAGATGCACCTCCGCAGGATTCCTGATAATGGCATCAGGATTATAAGGAGTATAAATGAGCAATAATACAATTGGTAGTATAGCTTTACACCTCTCTGAGAGTTTCAACAATATCTCACCAGGAATGAGTGGAAATCTAGTAATCATTGCAGACATGGCTCGACAGCACGTTGAGAACTATGTTGGCGTAGCGATAGGTTCAAATTCAATACCTATTCAATATCAACCGCCTATTGTAAGTTTTGCAAAGGCAGATTTAATAGACCTAATCAACGCACAAGCAGGAGGAGAGAGTATCACATTGTCTGAACTCAGTATTAATGATACTGGAGAGCAAATGTCCGCAGAACAATGGCGTTTATTAGGCGAAATGCAACTGAAATCGATAGGCCACAGAGTATACGTAGCTCGTTCTATTAGTTAATGAGTACTTCGAATTCCCTACAACAGGGATTCAATAGTATCATAACCAAAGCAGGTACACAAGTCAGACTTAAATATTATTCTCAAGGATATGACGATGTGTATGATGATTCAGTTACTCTAGTACAAAGCGGTGCTGACCTTTGGACAAGCGGAATAGTCCTAGCAATATCAAGTGGAAAAGGACAAGATAATCTGCTCCTAGAACAAGGTAAACTTACTAATTCCGATAAAAAGCTATTTCTAAACGGAAGTTTATTATTAACAGGGAATAAAATGCAGGTTAAATTCATGATCGGAAGCCCAGGATATGAATACTCTATCTTACCAGATGGAACCTCGACCCACGAAGTAGAAGGACAAACAATTTATACAAAAGTCTATCTACGGAGATTGACTGGGAGTCTAATTGGCGAATGATTATAAAAAGCAGTTCAGGATTCGAGATAAAATCCCCTACAGACATAAGCGGATGTATAGCCTATTATAATTTTGAGACTGGTTCAGGCGCAGTAATTGATTCAATTAATGGGTATAATGGGACCTTAACAAATAATCCAACATACGTGTCAGGTAGATTCGGAGATTATGCTATGAACTTCACAGGCACAAGTACTCCACAAGGAATATATCTTCCTTCATCATTTATACCACATACTGCTAGTATCTCATTTTGGCAGAAAGCAAATGGGAATGGTACTCCAGATGCCGGAGGAACAATAACCTCTCTGAATTCAAACTTAGACACTAGAACTAGATTATTTTATAGCAATTCTAAATATATCAGATTTATTAAAGGTAATCCACTCTCTCAATCCGATGTTTATAATGTAAATTTAGGACAATGGTATCATGTCGTACTTACATGGGACGCCACAACTCTAAAAGCAAAAATGTATGTAAATGCTAGATTGATTAATGAGTTTTCATACACAGATAACACTACTTCTCAGACTACTGCTTATTTTGGTACTTTCGGATTCTCTCAGCCAAACCCAGGTAGCTTCAATGGCGAGATAGATGAAATAGCTATTTATGATAGAGTCCTAGAAACAGAAGAAGTAAACAAATTATACAACCAAGGCTATCCAAAGTTTATGGAAATTAAGAGTGAGTCAAACAACTTCACATTTAAATCAGAACAATCCTTTAAATCATTATTACCTTCAGACTTTTCAGGATGTGTCGCATATTTTCCGCTTAGTACTAGTGGAACATATACCTATGATTCAACTGGAACTTATTCAGGATTAGTCGTAGGAAGCATATATCAGTCAGAAGGAAGATATACGAGTGGAACTGAATTCATAGGGAGTATATCTAAAACATCTGGTTCAATAGTGATAGAAAATACTCCTAACTTACAAATTTCAGGTAACTTGACAATCATGTTCTGGACAAAACCATTTTTATACGGATATAGAAGAAACCCTATAGATAAATCATATGGTGGCGAATATGCCTTCACATTTGAGACTTCTGGAATACTTAATTTTTATATGGGATCGCAAGCAACAACAGGAAGTTATCAATCGCTTGGAACTAATACTATAATTCCTTTAAATGAATGGACACATCTAGCACTAGTAAGAAATATGGATTTAAACAGACTCTTTTGGTATGTAAACGGAGCATTGGACAATCACAATGCTATCTATATGCCTGTCAAACCCACTGGAAGTCCGATTAAAATAGGTTATGGATATGTGGGAAGCACTTATACTGGAAGAATGAGTGATCTAGCATTTTTCAATACTGCTTTATCAATTTCAGAAGTGCAACAAATATATAATGCAGGAAGAACTAATTATTCAGAGTTCAAACACAATGAAAATGATTATATATTAAAATCACCAATAGATATTATAGACATAAAGTTAAAGGAGGTAACATGAACACATTCAAAATAAAGAAGAACGATACATCCCCTGCATTAGGAGTAACCCTTGAATATTCAAATGGAAGTCCAATAGATTTGACTGGAGGAAGCGTATGGTTTAACATGGGAAATATCACAACTTATGCTCCATACACTAGCGGACAATGCGTAATCACTGACAGTGGATTAGGGATGGTAGAATACCGATGGAATGGAACAACAGACACTGGAAGCGCAGGTAAATACTGGGGAGAGTTTGAATTCCAGACAAATGGAAGCAAAATGACTCTACCTTCTGATCATAGTTTCGTAGTACAAGTATTTGAGGATTATAACTGATGAGCGTAAAAGTTGAAGTCAGACTCGACGACTTTAAACGAACAATGAAAGAAAAACAGGATAAAATGAAGATTTTATTGCCGAAGGGAGTTGCGAATGCTACGTTATATCTCCATGGTAAAATAAAAAACTCTATAGCAAGAGGAACAAATGCAGATGTAGCCGTTGACACCGGAAGATTCCTAAATTCTGTAGATTTTGATAGTCCCAAAGATACTCAAGGAAGAGTATTCACAGATTTGGAATACGCAAAATTCATAGAGTACGGAACAAGTAAAATGGCTGCAAGACCACACTTTCGTAACACTGCTGCAGTCGAAAAAGAGAAAATCAAAGAAGAAATGAGCAACGAAGTTAAATTATTATAGTATATACTGCTTTAAAAAGATTTATTAAACAAGTACAATAGATAACTATGCACAAGCGAGTGCAAATAGGTCATGCAATGACAAACAGAAAAACAATACTCAAAGATTTCTTTAATTATTTAAAGACAGATTTATCAAACAACATAGAAGATCCTCTCCCTGATCGAGGAACATCTAATTTTATTATGACTAGTTATCCTCAAAGACAAGTCAAATATCCATTAATCACAATCAAAGTAACTAACTTGGAAGCACCCAGAAGCGGAATGCAGAACACAAATTTAAACATTACAATCACTGCAGAGATAAGAGTATGGGCAAGAAATGAGAAAGAAAAAGACGAATTATATTCACAGATACTAGATAGACTTGCAGAAAATCAATTTATAGGAGATGGAAGCATAGATAATGAATTCCATGATTTTAATGTGTTAAGCAGCATCGAAATAGACGAACCTGGTGAATCAGGCATCAAAAGCAGAATCATGCAATTGAGGTACAAGACTTATGCTACATAATTATAAGGAGGCAACATGACACGATATATAAGCGACCAAAACAAGGTAGTTCTACTCCATGAATCTGGAACTTATGCTGTAACAAGCGGAGTCGGTAAATGGATAGGAGAGGTAGTTGATAATAATATAGTCGACGCAGAGAACAAAATAATCGAAAGATATATGGGAACTGCAAGACGAGATTATGATTCATGTATACCTGGTCCAAGGGATGTAACTGGAACAATCATTTATCATCCAATAGATATGAGAATACCATTCTGGGCGATTGGGAGCGTTGTAGATTCAGGTACAAGCACAAACCTAGCATTCCACACAGTCAACGAAGTGAATAGTGATGTTTGGCAAAATGCATATGTTAGCGGTACTGGAAAACTTACGACACCTCCAAGTTTCACTATAGAAGATAGCAAAATAGCACCAGGAACAGGAAGAAACTTTATAAGAACAGTAAAAGGAGTTATACCGGATTCAGTAAGATTAATTTTATCACAAGGCGAAAAAGCAAGAGTAGAATGCGATTACATTGGGCAGACACTTTATCACAGTTCTGGAAACACCACTACAATCGGTTCATCTATAGCTGAAAGGCCATATGTATGGAGCGATGCAGTATTAACAGTCGGAGGAAGTATTGTAGATACAGCAAAGGAAATAACCTTTGAAATCGATAATAACTTAGAAGCTCCACATTATGTTAATGGATCCAGAGACGTAGCTAACCCATACTTAGGTAATAAAGACTACATACTGACAGTGAATATGGACTTTAATTCAACAACTGCAGATTATTTCTATTCGGGTCTTTTCAAGGGAAACACCACTTTTAATTCAATATTAGAATTAGATATGGATAATGGAAACGCAATCAGTGGACATACGATATTCTTTTTATCGGGATGCAAGCTGACAAATTTCGAAGTACCAAGCAAAGCTGAAGGAACACAAGAAGCAGTAATGGAAATTAGACCAAGGATAGTAATAGGAAGCTCGTTTGATATGACGACTAAATACAACCCATGGTAGAAGTTAAAATTAAAGATAAGGTATGGAATCTCAGAGAAATCCTTGCAATAGAATTGGATGGAATAGACTGGAGCAATAAATTCGAAGTAATCAAGAAACAAGTAATCATCAGCACAGGAATCTCTGAAGAAGATTATAACAAGCTAACAGTACGAGAAAGAATGGTACTGATGCACAAGATAAATGAACTTAACGGATTTAATGATTTTCAGGTACCAACCAAGGAATAAGAAACAAACTCGCAATTTGTGACTTCTTTGGTTGGACTTTGAGAGATCTAGACAGAGTCACAGTCAAGGAGTATACTGAGATTGTGGCTTTCGTAAATAGAAGAATCAGAGAAGAGAACCGAGAAATGAGAAGGATGAAACGAAAAAATGGCTGATGCAGAAATACAGGTATTAATAACAGTAGTAGATGAAATGAGTGCAAAACTCGACAAGATAGAGCGAGGAGTCTCAGATTTTTCTAAAACAACAGCCAAAGAAACCGAGAAAGTCAATTCCGCATTTGAAACACAAATCAAAGGATTAGTCGCAATCGGTAATGTTGCCCATAGCGCAGACAATATACTCAGTTCTTATCAAAACCTTCAAATTAGACTAGAGAACGCTACTGAACGAGTAAGCAATGCAGAAGATAGATTATTCAGAGCCCAAAGAAATCTAAACGATGTCATGAGTGATTCTACATCTACCATCAATAATCAAATAGATGCTCAGATGGAACTGGATAGTGCAACTAGGGGACTGACAATAGCTCAAAACGGGCTGGAGAAGGCTAACAATGCAGTAGTAGGTACATACATAAGCATGGGAGTAAACACCTTATTATTAATCTCTTCTATCCCTGCGGCAGTTGCTTCAATAACCACCATGATAGCAACAGTCACTGCATTAGAAGTCGCCCTTGTGGCTGCAACAGTAGCCGTAGCCGCATTAATTGCCGCATATGCTAGATTACAAGCTAAGAAGGCGAAAGATTATGACACTATGGGAAATACTAATCTAGGAGAGGGTAAGTTCGTAGATATAAAGCCATCTTACATACCTCCTGCAGTACTTGAAAGAGGAACTAGAATGACCAATGGTCCAACTGTTAATGTTAATGGCCCAATTTATGGTATTAATGCAGTAGACATTTCTAAAGCACTATCTAACGAATTAAATTATTCTGTGAGTGCATGACAATTTATAATTCTGTAATTATTAGCGGAGTAGAGTATAACGATTACAATAGAATAAAGATAGTCAATTCTACATCAGATAATTCTCAATCATCTAATTATCAAATAGAGTTTCCTTCACCTTATGGGAGACATAAAACAGATTTTAACGTAGGAGATGATATAAAAGTATACTCTGATAACAACTTGATTCAAATAGAAAGCCCATTCGCTCATTGGAAACTAGATAACGGTTCAGATAGTATCAGAACTTATAATGGAGACATTATAAGTGGTACTTTTTCAGAAGGAAAGGTTGGAAACTGCATAGGCTTTGTAGGAGATTATCTTGGGAGTGGATATGTTGGTGTTGCAAGCGGTGCTGACTTTTCATTGAGTGGAACAGATGCCTCAATATTTTCATGGGTCAAATGCGATCCGAATCTAGTAGGGGTTAATGCTATTTTTTCTAAATATTGGACTGGTGGAGGAGGGCATAGAGAATATTTTATTGCAGTTACTTCTGGGACTACACTTAAACCTTATTTATCACTTTACTATCACCCTGGAAACGGTGCATCGGGAATGAGTATCACAGCTACCACAGACTATGATCCTGCTGAATGGAATCACGTAGGTTTTACTAAAGAAGGAAGCTTATACAAGATATATGCAAACAGCAATCTGGTAGGAAGCGTATTTAATCCTTCTGGGACTTATCAAACAACAGGAAGCACATACATAGGAGCAGTAGTAAGCTCGACAAGTACTCCTGATCATCAGTTTCATGGATATATTGACGATGTAAGATTCTATAATCGAAGTTTGACAAATAATGAGATAAGTACAATTTATAACAACGGAAATGGAATAGAAAAATATCTAGGTAGTCAAATTAAGTTCCGTGGAGCAATAGAATCAGTATCATTTGAAGGAGAGCAATTAAATCAAAGGGTAAATATTAGTGGTAGAGACTATACTGCTAGATTGATTGATAACACTGTAAGTCCAGTAGTCTATACAAACACAGAAGTAGGTTCAATAGTAAGAAAAGTAATTAATGATAATTTGACAGACATAGGAAGCCATCTTGTCCCAAATACTGGCGTAACATTAAAGAGAATGGTTTTTAATGATCTACCTATTTACGATGCATTAACAGAACTTTCAGATTTATCCGCTCATAATTTCTATGTAGACACAGACAAAAACCTACACTTTGAACCAATAGGTTCTTCATCATCGGGATATACATTCACGCATGGAAATAATATAATAAGAATGGACTACGACCGAACTAGACAAGGAATGGCTAATGTAGTGAAGGTATATGGAGACAGATACCTCTCAGCAGTCAAAGAAATTAATAAATTAAATGGAAGTGTTTGGGAAGGGTCAGTAGGAAGCGTATTCGGATTACAATATAAACCAAATAATCTACAAGTAGAGTACTTAGGAAGCATCAGGAAAGGAGCGATATTCCAAGCAAACCTTCCACCTTACTCTGGACCGGACTACTTCGTCAATTATGAGGATGCACAAGTAATCTTTAACTCTGGGACTAATCTAGGATATTCGGCAATCCCTGTTTCTGGAGGTTCTATTATTTGTAATTATGCTAGATCGCTTCCAATAGTTAAGCAAGGTAGCAATAGAAATTCAATCAAATTATTCGGGCAAAAGACTAAAATAATCAATGATAAAACAATCAAAGACCCGAACATAGCAACCGCAATTCTTAATGCAGAGATAGCAAACTCTGATCCATTTAATAACGTAGAATTACAAGTAAAAGGATGGTACGACTTACAACCAGGGCAAACATGTGACATATTATTCCCGGAGTATAATCTTGATACGACCTATCCAATTATAGAGACTGAATATATATTCGACGAGGACACAGTACAATCAGAAAATGTATTAACATTAAAACTTGACAAGCGTACCATAAATATCACCGATAGAATAAGAGAGCTAAATAGAAAGATTCAAGCCCTCGAAGCAGCAGACAAAAGCAATTCAGATATAGTAACTAGACTCGAATATTCTGCAGATTCAGTAGAAGTGATAGGAAGCTATTGGGAAGTGCGAACTAGAATAATTAGTGGAGATAGCATATGGGGAAATGCCTTTTGTGGTAGTAGAAATTACTGGAGTTCGGGTGTTTGGGACAATTCATATGCAAATAGTTGGGTCGTACAAAGAAGTGGGGGGTATAATTACACTTAAATACTTAGAGTGTGTATAAAATATATGGTGTTTACAAACGCAGGAGCGCAATACGTTGCATGGATGCTTGGAGGATCGGTGTCAACTTATCTCGATTATATTGAAATTGGATATGGTTCTGGAACACCAATGGTGACAAACTCAACACTAGTTGCAGGTTCAATAAGAGCAAGTGTGACTGACGGTGCTTCTTATCCTAGTCAAAGAATAATTGGATTTCAAGGAGACTTCCCAAGCAATCAAATAAGCGGTCTTACATTAAGAGAATTCGGTTTATTCTCGGAAAGTGGACTAAATGTAGGAAGTGCCTGGCAAAGAGAATCATTTAATGGGGTCACTTTTGACGGAACTAGTGAACTACAAGTATATTCAACAGTGGAGGTCATTCCAAGATAGATTTAAATAGTTTATCTTACAATAAATATCAATATGCCGATTGTTAATGGCCAACTGACAGATGCAAATGAGGTGAGAAGTTTATTCTCGACAATAGGTGCAAATATAGTAGAGAGTAATTTTATTAATACTTCAAATACTCAATCTAAATTTGTACACACTAAAAGCGGACTTGGAGTAATAGGTTCTACAAATGTATTGGTTCAAGGTACAACTTTTTATCCAGATAACTCTGCAGCAAAGTTTAATCAAAATATAGAGACTTGGAATAGCGGAGTAGCATACAGATGGAACCAAAATCTGGGTACATATAGTTCGGTTGGGTCAGTATTATCTGGAATAATACTAACTAGCGAAGGAGACACTGTAAGTAGTACAGGTTCTATATGGGGACTAGGTTCACCAACTTCTAACAATGTATTCGCCGTTTATGGTCCAGCTATAAGAGTAAATTGTGGAAGTTTATACACATACGCATCTACAGCTGGCCTATATGGAGAGTGCAGAGTAATATTCGGAGGAAGTAGTGTTTATTATCAATACAATAATAATTCAGGCACACAATCATATAGCGGATTAACCGTAGAAGCAGTAAGAATCTCTTCAGGTTTAGCGATATATAGAACACAAAGACAAGGTACTTGGTCAAATTGGTCTCAAGCAGAAGTAGGAGATGGAATATTAATGTTTCAGGCTGCTTGTACTGCAGGTCAAAGCGGATATGGTTCTGGAAAAATAACAGTATTAAATATAGCGAGAATAAGTGGAACATTACCATTTGAAATACAGCTATCTGGAACATTACCTACTACGTATGACAACAAGCATCCAAACTTAGTATTATATCATTACTCAGGCGGAAATATTCAGAATCTAAATACTTCTATTTCATTGAACAATGGTGCAAATTACACTACAAATATACCTGCAGGTAGCTGGGCATATGTTAATCCGAGTGGATTAAATATGAGAATTAAACTGATTGGTTCACCTTTCTACGGACCAGGATCATACGGTGCTCCAGCTTTCGATAATATAGGAGCAATATTCTGATGATAGATTTTATTAAACTATTTAAGAAACTTCATGGTTGCAAAGAAGATGAATTAATCAAAGAGTTAGACAGCTGTAAATTAGAGAATACTGAGATGAAGTCACAAAACGATGCACTAAAAAGATTATTGACGGATACCGACTATAGACAGCCAGAATCATACGGAACAATAACATATGATAATGTATCAAGAATACTTAATCCATTAACAACTAATTGGAAAATATCTGATAAATATTTCCAAAAAACAAAGGTGGAAGAAGCCAAAAAGTTCTGCGAGAGATCTAAAGTACAGACCAAATCATGGATAGCAGAAAATCATGATTGCGATAATTTCAGTTTTGCATTGAATGGATACTGGTCTGAAGGATTAAAGTCTTTTGCGTTTGGGATAGCTTGGAGCACTACGCACGCTTTTAATTTTATGATTGATGATACAGAGAAACTATGGATTGTCGAACCACAGACAAACAGATGGATGACTGTGGAAGAAGCCAAAGAAATGAAAGGTGGTCTGTATTATCCTGTGAGGATGATGTTATTATGAGAAGAATGACTGATTTGAATATTACGCATGATCAATTTAGTGTGCTGTCCAATGGGCAGAAATTAGATATCTTGTACGAGAATCAAGTATTAATGATGACTCGTTTGGATGGAATTAATCAAGTAAAAAGAGTACAAAAGATGCAGTGGGCTGGATTTGGTGGATTAGCTAGTGCACTTGGTTGGGTATTTTACGAACTCTGGAAACACGTGAGTGGAGCTAAGTAATGGGTGAGTACATACAAGGGTACGTTACTCCTGAGATAATACGAATGAATTCTGGGAGTCCGGCTACTTGGTGGCAATTTCAAAAGTTATCACAATCTATCATGATTGATAATTTGGGAAGTAATGCTATTTATTTTAACTTAACTGGACCCGCAAACCCTGCAAATTCGGGTACTGCTTACCTTAATGCAACACAGACAATCGTCTTTGATGTACAAACAGGAAGCATTTCTATTCAAGGGAGTGGACTGACTACCCCTACAGTTCAATTATTTAGACTCACATGAGGATGTATAAAACGCAGACTAGTTCTACTTCTGCTACTTCTGGGACAGTCACTGATGAATCTATTATTTTCGTCAATAATGCGGCTAACAATGTATCATCAACTAAACATGGTTTCACTCCTATTCTAGGTAATGACCCTAGGTATTTTCTTAGAGATTTTACTGGATCTGCGAATTGGTCTTATGTATGGGATAATATTATTGAAATGCAAGATGTCACCACAAATAATACTTCTACAACAAAACATGGATTTTGTCCCAAATTAAATGGATATGCTGGTTCTTTTCTTAATGGGGTTGGAAGTTGGGCAACACCTCCTACTGGCGGAGGAGGAAGTGCAACAGTAGTGGGAGTAGCACCAATAGGAGGAGTTATGGGTTGGTTAAATAATATCACTGGAGTTCCTGCACTTTTACCAGAATGGATCGTATTAAATGGGGGAACAATTAGTGACGCTACTTCTCCTTTAAATGGACAAACTTATCCAAATTTAAATGGTTCTGGAGGAAATATTCAACGATTTCTTAGAGGAGCCACAACTGCTGGTGCTACCAATGGTTCAGATAGTCATAGCCATCTTGTAACTGTGTATGGAGATACAGGAAATGGAGCTAGCGCATCCGTAACAGTAGATACTAATCTTGACGCTAGTACAACAGATGTTGCTGCAGTTTGTCATTATCATAGTTTAAGTTCAGCTTCGACAACTACTGCAGTTGAAAGTAGTCTCCCTTCATACTATGAAGCAGTATGGATTATGAGATTCAAATGAAAGTTCTAGTTATTATAGCAACACCAAGTAAGAATAATGTCATGACGCAATGCCTAGAATCATTACGAAAACAAGATTATTCAAATTATGAGATATTGATTAATGAGGTAAAACCTATCAATAAGTATCCAGATAGGCGAAATGTATCATTTAATTCTACGAATAATCACAATCTAGCTAGAAAGAAGGCCTTAAAATCCGATGCAGATTATTTCTTATTTGCAGATGATGATATGATATTCCCAGAAAACACAATAAGCGAATTGGTCTTACAAGCAGAAGAAAAGCGAACAACTATCCCTGTTTTAATGCCTGATGGAAAACTTATTCCGATTGGTACATTAGTTCCAAAGAAACATATCATCGGAGGATGGTATAAGATGATAGATTCACCATTTTATGTTACTGGGAAATGGATTGCTGATAATACTTTTTGGAACTTTACATACGTTAGATCAGGACTTACTCAAGTAGATATGGTAGGTTTGGGATGCATGTTAATCAGTAGGGAAGCACTAAAAAGACTAAAATTTCATACAGGAATAGATAAGTTCTGCAAAGTAAATAATGGACAGAGATGTTATATAGGCCCTTGTGTACAATTTGGAAATGACGCCATAGATAAAGGATATACTCTTTGGATGGATGGAAACATAGTCTGTACTCATGAAAGGAGGAAACAATGAAATTAAACGTATCATTCGTAAAGAACGATGTAACTACTCAACAAGCCCAAAATATAGTAGATGCATTAAGAACAAGACTTAATCAACTGGATCCTACAATCGAATTACTTGCATCAATTACTCAGGCCATATAGTTCGCATTAATCAATACCGCAAAAGTTATAAAGTCTTAGAACATAGGTCTTTTATGGATATCACATGGATAACACCATTGATTGCAGGTATCTTGAGAAACTTCATGGGATGGCTTCAATCATCGCAAGAAGATGGAAAGATAACTAAGTATGAAGTAGCACAGCTTGGAAAGACCATTGTGGAGATAAGTATCTTATCTGCTGCAGTTTTCTATGGTCTTGGAAGTGATTTAATCCAATCAGCTGCAATAGCAGTGTTGGCTAGTTACGGAATATCAGCAGTCAAAAAGGTGGGTAAATAATCAAATATAAGGAGGTCAAACATGACAGACACAACAAATATATGGTTAGTAGGCGTACTGTGCTTAATAGCAGGATTGATAGTAGGTTTTGTAATGCATCCGGATACTAAGACAGTAAACGTCCCTGGAGAAACAGTCACAAAGACAGTGCCAGTTGAAGTAATCAAAGAAGTGGTAAAAATAGTACCAACTCAGATTGATTATCCAGCTTTGGCTCTCGCAACAGTTCAAGACAAACTTGGAGACAAGGATTCGTTTTTAACATGCGGAGATACTGTATACGATGAAGATGAAGTCACAGTCACAAAAGTATATGATGATTATACCTTTGAGTCGATTGACAAATCTGACAACGAATATGCAGTAACATTCACAGCTAAGTTTAAATTCACTGACGGAAGCGATGATGCTCCTTGCAGAGAAACAAGAACTTATCAGGTTACTTATGAGGACGACGAAAAACAAAAAATCGAACTCAAGTAAGTATTCAATTAATTTATTATTTTTTTAATTTACAAAAGATTTAAATAGTAAGTAGTTTAATTAATTAGTATGAACGAGGTGGACAATGTCTTGGACTGATGAACATATCCTTGAAGTCATAAAGAAACTAAGGGATGAGTTCAATGTATCTACATTCGTAGAGACTGGAACGTTCAAAGGTATTAACGCCTTTGTTCAGGCTAATAATTTTAAACATGTAATTACTTGTGAGAAGGTAGAATCTAATTATTTAATAGCGAAAGATAGGCTAAAAAACAAGCCTAATGTAAAAGTAGTACATGAAGATAGCAGTGAATTCTTAAGAAAATTTGTGATTGATTACAAGAAAAACAAATTAAAAGAGACTGTAATCATTTATCTAGATGCACATTTCTATGATCCAACAGCAATAGATAAGTTCGTAGTATTAAACGAACTCAAAGCACTACAAGGATTCAAAAATGCTATTATTATAATCCATGATTACGATAACGGAATGGGTCATATTTGCTATGATGGCGTGCACCTAGGAAACGATTTAATCAGAGAGGACATAACAAAGGTCAATAAAAAGTTTGTTTATTATACGAACGAACCAGAGAATTCTAAAGTATTCACAGAGATAAACCTTGATAAAATAGGTCTAGAAAAGGACAAAGATGCTATAGATAATATTAGATACGCATGGACAAGCGAGAGACTAACTAAACGAGGATTATTATTTGCATTACCTAGAAAAATCAATAAGCATAAATATCAATTATCACCATGGAACTTGGACTCAAAGGGAAAGTAGCTCTAATTACTGGAGGATCCAAAGGAATAGGTCTAGCAATTAAGAAAGCATTAGAACTAGAAGGAGCAAAGGTAATAAGTTGGAGTCGAACAGACGGAATCGATTTGACAGACTCAATTCCCAAATTACCTCCAATCGATATCTTAATCAACAATTTCGGAGGAGCCGGCAGAGCATACAATCTAGTGCCTATGTATAATAATTTCGAAGTAATGGCTAATTTAATTAATCAATTTATCCAATTCAGAAACTGGGGAAGAGTAATCACCATAAGCTCAATATTTGGAAAGGAGAAAGGAATAAACCCTTACTTTACTGCAGCCAAGAGTGCTCAAATAGCATTTATGAAGAGCATGGCTGGAAAGCACCATGGAATAACATTTAATACTATTTGTCCAGGACACATAGATGTAGACAAAGGATGGACTGGTGGAAAGCCAGAAGATGTAGCTTGGATAGTAGCTTTCTTATGTTCTGAGAAAGCCGGATGGATTAATGGAGCAACGATAACAGTAGACAATGGAGAATCTCATTCTTTTTAGATAGATTTAAATAAATACATAAGTTATATTTAATGAGGGGTATTCATGGTTTCCCCCTCATGTCGCTATAGTTTAATGGTAGAACATCAGTTTTGTAAACTGATTATGTGGGTTCGATTCCTGCTAGTGACTTTAGCGAATGAGGAAGATGGGAATCCGTCGGCCCCATGAGCCGAAGAAAACTAGTTCGATTCTAGTATTCGCTATTGTATTAACTACGAAATAGTAATGAACATTAGAAAGTTTTAAAAAGAAATGCAGTCTGAAATAAACAGCTTACAAAGGGAGATAACCTTAAACTGGGAGAAACACTGGTGGTGGGTGCACCCTTTAGAGGCTAAAGCACACCGACGCTTAAGAGGGAACCATGAAGGCATTCAACTTAGAAAGAAATCCAACACTCAAACAAACCAAACAAACAAGCCAGATCACATTAAATGGTCAAGTAGCTACTACCCCCACCATAACAGGGAACTATGGGGACAGGTACTTAACAATTAATTACTTTAAATTACTGGAAGTTTTTTATTTAGATTTCTCCGATTACGGAATATCTCGCAAGACTCTACAAAACCTAGGATTTGCGGAAAACACATCAGATAGAATATTAAAAAGATTACTAAGGCTAAATTACATTAAGGTGATCGCTAAAAATGTGGGTCCAAACAAATGCATGAAATACTATAAAATAACTGAAGAAGGAGCAGTACACTTTGAATCTTTTGAAAAGAAAATAGTATACGCCAAGAAATGAGACTTAAACAATTATGCCCAGTATGTGGAACTAGATCTAAAAAGATTTATAGAATCGTCGGAGATAAATCAAATTGCAGCCGATGTGGATATACTCATAAACCAAGTCAAGATTTAAGATTCGATGTCACGATAGAATAGTATGGCTTAACTTAATAGTGACACATCAAAATAGAAAGTTTTATAAACCCCTTTCAACTACTATAATTGCAAGAAAACACAAGAAACTTGCAAGGAAAAAAACCATGAAACAAACAACACAAAAACAGAGGACGCATCCAGAATGGATGGTAAACCTTGCTTTGCGAGGCGCCCACCAAAGAATTAAATTGGAGCACCAAGACGCTGTCCTTCACTGGACAAAGAACGTTTCGGTGGAATACCATGACAACTAAACTAGGGAGGGTAGTACTAAACCTATCCATCGACCAAGCAGTGATCCTACAAGGGTTACTAGCTAACATAGGGGACGAAACCGCCAGGAAAATATGCCTAAGGATTCAAAAGACCCTAAATAAACCTGCAAAGGAGGCGATGCCCGAACTTCAGAGAGCAATGAATGAAGTAGCAAACGAGTTAATATGAAATGCCAAATAAACTTCGATGCAGACTTAGCAGATCAGAACTTATCTGACTGCCTAGCAAGAGACAGATGCGAGAAGGCTGCACAGGAAATAAGGGGGTGGTTAAATGGCTTGGATAACTGAGTTCATCTACCCACACAAGTGCTCCTTCTGCAATAAGGAAACAATGCGCTGTGAAGGGATACACGCCATATGCGAGAGGTGCAAAGAATGGAACTCTTAAATCCTAGCATACACAAGTGGGTAAGCCATAAGTGCGAAACAGAGAATTGTGAAGGAAGAGCAACTGGAACTTTAATCACAATGACACCTGAAGGTATGAAAGAGAAGGATTTGTGTGTAGAATGCTTTCAAAAAACAAGGGAGGTAAAACCATGACGACAATAATACGAATCAAGAGCGTGGAATCTGCAATGACGAGTACTGATAAACCATACTGGAAAGTCGATACTGACCAGGGTAAAATGAGTTTATGGGAAGATGATATAGCAGGCCAACTCGAAGAGTGCAGACAGAAAAACCAATCTGCAGAAGTCGAAATCAAGACAAAGGGAGCTTACAAGAATATAGTTAAATTTGTTAAGGCAATCGATACACCCAACGTCGCACCTGCATACGCAACAGATAAATATGAAGGAGCTAGAGACGATAAGACTTGGAGTATGAGGGAGAGTTATGCTAAGGATTTATTTGGGATGCTAATCACTCAGAATCCGATAGTTACAATGGATCCAAAAGAGCGAGAACAACAAACACTAGAACTTGCCGAGTTAGCAGTGAAAGTAGAAAATGCGCTAAGAATCGGAACAAATAAAATAGAGGTCAAGGATGAAAAGAAAGTGTGATACCTGCGGAAAGGAAAGAAAGTGCTGGACATCGGACCAAATAACATACGAATGCTTTGACTGCTCACAGGTGATTAAATGACAAACACGATTAAACTAAACGATGTAGAGTACATCAAAAAGGAGGAATTCGATAAACTTCAAACTACTCTTAAGTCCTTAGAAAAAGTCAAACCTTTGAAATGCAAAAGATTCGGAACAAGTATAGAAATAGGGATATTGAAGGGATTAAATAGGATATTTACTGGAGAAGGAGAAGATTCTATATCTGAGGAAGAAGCGGTCGAAAAAGGAGCATTAGTGATTGACCCTGCAAATGTGATATGCTGCATAGGAAAAACAGAAGAATCTAAACGAGTGCTTGCTAGGTTTATATCCTCTGAAAGAGAACTCAATAAAATGCCTGAACTAAAGTTTGAAGTGGAAAAAGAAGCTCATGGTAAATACTCTATGGAGTACATCCAAAAGATGACTGAGTTCTTTGATACCATAGGATCCGATGCGGTGAAAATAACCATGGGATTAAACTGCCCAATTAAAATGGAGGACAACGACTTCGCATTAATACTTGCGCCAAGACTTGAATCAGAAGAATGAGAATAATACAAGAGGTACTTTCGGCTAAGAAAGATACAACATACATAGTAAACGTAGAAGTAACTCAATCAGGATTGGTAGATGCTACCTGCACGTGTATGTGGAGTACAATAGAACTGGGCAGACACCCAGATTTTATTGACAGAAAACTCTGCAAACACATCAAAGCAACTCTAGAAGCCATCAAAAACCCAAGTAAACAAAAGGAGCTAGACAAATGAGAGACACAAGCCAACAGGCCCTAGAGAGCATACAAACCCAGAAAGAGAGTTTGACTAGCCTAGTGTACAATCTAATCAAAGCACAGCCAAGCACATGCTCAGAGATAGAGAGTTACTTAAACTTAAGGCATCAGACTGCATCTGCCCGAATCTCAGAATTAAACAAAGCCAATAAGATCATAGATTCAGGTGAACGAAGAACAACCGAATCAGGCAGAAAAGCCATAGTCTGGAGAATCCAATGATAGATCATAAAAGCACAGATGAAATAGTGTGCCCTTACTGTGGAATTAAATTCAGCGATAGTTGGGAATATCATGACAGCGATGGAGAGGTGATCAGTTGTCAAGTATGCGATAAACAATTTAACTTAACAATAGATCATTCAGTGGACTACACAACCTCGAAAATAGCCTGTGCAGATGATAAACATGAATGGGAAGAAGCAGAAGAATCTTATCATATAAACACTACTACGTATGAAACAAGAAATGGTAGACTTACACGATTTATGCTCCCAGATGAGAAATTTAAGTATTTAGTGATTCAAAAATGCAGGAATTGTGATAAATACAGCTACAAACACGAGATAACTAAAGAAGAGTGGATTGCTAAGTATCCAGGAAAGTATGAAATGTATCTAAAATGGATTGAACAGGATAAAAAAACATTACCTATATGGGAGGAAGAATGAAGAAGATAGACATGAGCTTCTGTTTAAGCAATCATGAAGTAATCTCAGTAGATGAAGGATTTTATAGTGCTGATGATGTCAAGACATTCATAAAAACTATAACTCATGAAATCTATTCGAATATAAATATTACTGCAAGACAAAAAAGGAATTTATCAAAAGCAATACGAAAACTAGCAGGAGATAAATTAATATGATAAAAATCATCTGTATCCAATGTAATAAAGAGCACTGCAAATGTGGAAAGTTTGACTATGTAGAAGTGGAGCGTGAAGAATGACTATTGCATTAAAAAACCAAGAAATACTTGAAAAATTTGCTGAAAATCCAGAATCAATACAATCATATAAACAAATAGTGGATGTTATCGAACAAGCAGACGCCAACGCCCAAGCACATTGTCAAAAACAATATATGGAATGGGTGAAAGAACAATGTGACATTATAATGCACACAGGTGGACAAGATACCGATATAGTTAGATTATTAAAAATCTTGGTGGATAAGAAATGAAATCACTACTAAGTACTAAGCCATGTAATCAAGATTTATGCAGATGTGGAAATTACAAAAGAAAAGGAGCTAAAAGATGTAGACAATGTTTTTGTAAAAAGAAGCATGGTCAATTATCAAAATTAACATGGCGAAAAGACTAACTCAACACAAAAAGGAATTAATCAAAGAGTTTGTAGGATACAAGTGCGAACACTGTCATAAAAAAAAATATGCAGACGAACTAGAGATTCATCGAATAAACAGAGGATATTGTGGTGGAGAATACTGTCTTACGAATATAAAAGTGATTTGTAGATCATGTCATGACTTGACACATTATAAGGAGTTTAGATGACTGGAGGATTGGTAAGTAAGGCTAGGAGACAGAGAGAGAGATATTATGAAAGATACTCAAAAGGCATATGTGCATATTGCTCTAAATCTAGAACACCCCGAACACATTTTTGTGAATATCATCATTTAAAAAAGAGGATTTCTGAGGTAAGAACTCAACTGCATCAGTATGAGAAATACCTAGAATTTTTAGATAATGAGAAGAGAGTACATTGAACCTGACGAAAATCCCAAGAAAGCAGTATGCAATAACTGCGGAATTGAGACTAACGAACTATACGAAAATGTGACAAAGATATCAGTCAAATGGGTTTGTAGAAAATGTCGTGATTTTAGATATGGCCGATATGATTATAAATCTAGGAATACTAAAGATCGTGTACCTCCTCATGGATAGATTTAAAGAAGTAGAGTATGAAGTAATTATAGGCATTAGAAAATCGAGATTAATCTGTGGAAGAATACGAAATCCACAATTCAATGAAGATATAACCGAAGTTAGGGGATACTGTGCATTATATGATAGGCCATGCGATAACACCAAGCTACCAAATTATAGTTGCAAAAGAGAAGAGGAATTTTTTAAATGAATAGAATCAGAAGAATGAGAATAGATCGTAATAAAAAAGATAAACAATGGTCAATAGACGTAAGAAATAAATATCTGAATAAATGCGCAATACCAAATTGCGAGTGCACGGAAATGTTAAATGCACATCATATCATTCCTAGAGAGTTTCAAGAAACTAGATGGGATATAAATAATGGAGTAGCCTTGTGTCCCAAGCATCACAAGTTTGGGAAATACAGTGCACATAAAAATGCTTTATGGTTTATAAGAGTATTATTAAGAGAAGATTTAAATAGAATGAACCAGTTAGGAGATATAATGGACAACATATCGAGGGGAGAATGACTCTAACAACAAATGCAGTGTTGGTTCACGATTTAGAGAATATAGAAATCTTTCCAATATCTGTCAACGATAATAATTATATTAAAGTTCGAAAGAAACTAGAATTTGAAAAATATGTGATAGTATGCATACTAAAACAGATGAAAGATAGAGGAGAAATAAAATCAATCTGGAGACCTAGAAATAAAAAGATGCAAAGTACTCTCGATAATATAGTAAAAGCTAAGAGAACAATAGATAAATCTATAGACAAAATAAAAGAATTATTTTATAGAAATAAATAGAAAAGTTTATATAGTGAGTGGTATATACTACCCCAATGGAAGAGGATTACTTTAAGAAATATTATCAAAAAAATAGAGATGCGTTAAACGAATATAAAAGAAATTATTATAGAGAGTGGAGAAAAAGAAATAGGGAAATTAATAACTTACGAAGGAGAATATATGTTCTAGAGAATAAGGAAAAGATTGCTGCTCAATTAAAAACTAGAAATATAAAAATTCCAAATGGAACTTTATGTATGTGTTGTCATAAAAGACCTGCAGTTGAAAAGCATCATATAGATTATTCAAATCCTCATAGATTATCCGCTGTTTGTAGACAATGCCATTATAAATTAAATAGGAGGGATAAAAGTGCAGTATAAATTGAGGTCGATTGTGAGTTCATGCGATAAAAAGGTTGTAGGCTTAACAGTACCAAATGAAATAGCCATATTTTTTAAACACTGCTCATTCAATATTACTCGCTCAGGAAATTGCATAGTGTACTCATCAGGAACATCAATAATCCCAACTAAACAAGAGGTCGAAAACTATCAATTCGAAGATTGCAGATTATGACATACACAATAGATGATGG